TATATCGGCAGAGATCGAAAAGCAATTGCTTTTCTTCCGGGTTCAAAGAGTAGTCAAGAGCTTTACCGGCATAAGAGCGGAGAATCGCCTCCGCTCTGTCCAGTATGCCGGTGAGCTTATCATCTGTAGCCTGATCGGTCCATGTTATATCGAGGTAGTTCTTAAGCTCGTCCAGCATCATTTATCTCACTCCTTAAGTTAAGTTGTCTGAGGAGTATTATCGATTTCACCGCTAACATTTGCGTCATAGGAGAAGCGAAGCGGTGTAAGTCCAGAAATATCAAGATAGAGGAAGCTGTTGATGTCCTTCGGTCTGCCGTTACCGTAGAGCTTTGTCTTGTATGTTCTGAGGTCCTCAACAAACTTAAAGTCGTCAGAATATTCAAGCTTGCCGCCCTTGCCTGTGCCAAGTCCCATGAAGTAGTTCTTAGCAATACCAAGAACAGCCTTGCCGGAAGGCACTGCAACAGACTGCACGATATCAGTCGGGAAAGGAAGTACATCGTGCATATACTGTCCGCCCTGAGTGAGGATAGTAGTTGCAGGCATTACCTTTGTGAAGTAGTCGGCAGGATTGCAGATGAAGATAACTCTGCTGATTGCTCTGGGTTCGTTGAGCTTATCCTTAGCAAGATCTGCAAGGAGAGCACCATAGGATGCAGGGTCGAGTGTTGTTACGGATGTTGCAGACTTTCTTGCATAGCCTGTAGACTGGTTGAAGGAGCCTGTGAAGTTTCTTGTCATGCCAACCGGCTGCTTAAGTCCGTTACCGTCAACTATAGCTGTCTCGAGGCCTACTGCAATAGCCTCAGCAAGTACGCTGCGGCAGTACTGGTCAACCCACTGCGGACCGAGGTCAAGCATATCCTGAGTGCAGTACATATATGCTGTGAGCTTGCAGAATGTCATGTCTACAACCTCGATAGCGCCGCTCAGCTTGGTTATAATAGCTGTATTCAGCTCGTCCCATGTTGCAGACTGTGTAGCCTGATTATTCAGTACCCACTTAATGGCTGCGCCGGTGTTGGTGAAGTCGATCAGGTCAAGGAGCGGATGTTCCTTGCGAATATCCTCCATAACACTGTCGATCACAGTAAGCGGAAGAACTGATGTGATATTTGTGATTACGCCTTCCTGCTTTGCACTGGAGATAAGCTCGTTATAGAACTTTGTCTCCTCTGTGGTGAGCTGTCTTACACCACGAGCAGCGAGAATTGTGCGGTCTGTAGCTTCAACTACACCTGTAGCCTGCTCCATAACACGCTCTTCTACGAACTGCTGCCACTCATTCATAGCAGATGTCATAGCATCTGTGTCCTGGCTCTTAACGCTCTCTGAGAGCTTTGTTAGGATGTCCTGCTTCTCCTGCTGGAGAGCATCGAGATTCTTAATACTCATGTCTTTTCACTTTCCTTTCATTACTTGAAAAATTTCATAAAACTGTCGGCTATATCCGGCTTTGCCGGTTCAGGTTCGGCAGTCTTAAGCTCGATCTTATCCGCAGCTGCACACGCTCTCTCGATCATGCTTGCATACTGCTTGATACCTGTGTCCTTTGCAGACTGTAATGCCTGCTTAGCTGCTTCAATGTTGATGTCTTTTTCGGAATATTCATCGGCAAGGCCGTATTCCATGCACTGCTCTGCTGTGAGGTATGTTTCAGCCTCGAGCATTTCTATCAGCTTGTCTTCTGTAAGCTTTTCACCGGCCTTGACAAGATAAGCCTGTCTTGATGCCTCATTGAGCACATCCAGATCATCAGCCGCTTTCCGCAGTTCTTTGCTGTTACCCATGGTGATTGTCCAAGCGTTGTGAATCATCATTACTGCGTTTTTCGGCATTATGATCTTGTCTGCCGCCATTGCTATAACAGAGGCTATTGAGCAAGCAAAGCCGTCTATATATGCTGTAACATTCGCAGGATGCCTTCTGAGCTGGTTGTAGATCCCCACACCTTCCATCACAGAACCACCGAGAGAATTGATATATACGTTGATCTGCTTTGCATTCTCATGCTTGCCAAGCTCCTGCCGGAAGTATTCAGCAGATGTTTCAGATTCGATTTTTTCGCCGGTCCACCAGTCATATCCATCACCCTGCACCGCAGAATAGATGTATAAGTCAAGTGTTTCCGGTTCGTTGGCCTGCTGCTTAATCTCCCAGAATCGTGTCATTCGTTCCCACCACCTTTCGCAGCCATATCAGCTGTCGTGTAATTCTTAGTCATGTAATGCTGCCCTGACCACTCTGCACCAATCGCATGACATCCAGCTTTCTCTCTTGTTTCATCCACGCTGAAGAATCCGCAAGCTATCAGCTTATCTACCTTATCAGCTATATCGAAAATATCGATGTGCTTGATAGCTGAGGTATCGGCTTCTATACTGCATCCGTGAATTATTTCTACCGGAGAAAACTGCTTGCTTGTAAGCTCTTCTGATATCAGGTTCGTGATGACATCAATGCAGTTCGTCAGCATGATGTCATATGCATCTGCTATTCCAGCAACATCACCACGGACAAGAGCCGGAGGTATCTTGAAAGCCTGAGCTGCTCTTGCCATAGCTTCATCAACAAGGTTTTTGATGTCACTTACATCGTTAGTATACTTAGAGCCCTGACTGCTCTGGTTTGTATAGCTGTATCCCTCGAATAGCGGAAGAACGCTATTCACTGAGCTGTCGAAGTAACTTTTGAAGTAGTCCTCCATAAGTTTTTTGAAACGCTCCTCAAACTTAGGGTCACCCTGAGCCTTTGCCGCTATATTGAGTACACCTTTTTCCTTGCCAGCTTTGATATACTTTTCGGATGCACTCTTAATCAAGCTCTGATACATCCCGAAGATGTTGTCGATTATTCCTTGAACATCATTGTTTGAATACCGGAAGTAGTAAACATCATCTATGCCGAAAGCCCGGCTGAACTGATGATCTCCACGCTGCACATTTGAAAAAATAATATCGTTCAGCGTATCGTCTTTCTGATAGCTGTCTGCTATAATTTTTTCTGAGCCGTATGGAATCACCAAGCATTCACGATTATACAGGAGCTTACACACTACCTCCTGCCAGAACTGCGTTGCATTCTGTTTCTTGTTCGGACGGTAGTTCAGATTCACCCACTCATGCCGCCTTATTTCTTCGCCCTGGTCATATGTCTTAAACTCACACTTAGACACAAGTCCGGCTATCATTTCGATTGTTGTGAAGAGTGCGAACGCCTCTATTGCTATGCCGGTCTTAGCATCCGCATAGTATGTATCAACATTGATCGTGCCGCTTACATTCCGGCGGAAAAGTCCACCAAGCCAATCTGTAATTCTTATCTTTACCACCCTCTTTCTTAGTATGAGAAAACGCCCACATCAAGCACATCAACACTGATAGTACTCTGATAACTGTCAAGAATATCAGATACGCACTCAGCTGCTACAAATGCCTTAAATGTATCTGTTTTCCTTGACTTCGGCTCTATCTTTCCGTAGGTTACATTACCCTTTGTACTTGTTTCCGTCTTGGAGTTGTTGCACATCCACCGCATTACCGGAGAATCTCCCCAGGCAAACCGCTTGTTAACGAATCCGCTTGTTATAAGCGGCACTCGCCGCATTTCGTCACTTGGCCTGATTCGGTATACGTTTCCGTAGTCCTTATCCGCTGAGAAGTTGATTTCCAGCAATGAATTTTTAAGCAGCTGGTATCGGTAGTCATCTATTCCGACCATAAGAAGTTGCGAGTTTCTTTTCCTTGCCTCGTTCTCAATCCACAAGCACGGAAGCTCCGGCGGTATCTCCGCAGCATCAACGAATGTGACGTGCCCCTGTGCTTCCCATTGCCTTAGAGGTGGCTTGATACGCTTCAAGTCTGCCGACTGACTGCATATCCATGTATGTGATACCCAGTAGTCTTTTCCGTTTACTCGCCAGAGCAAGCCTGCCCCGAGAAAGTCGTTTGTTTTCATGTAGTCTATGCCGGCTACACATGGCCGTCCGAATATCTCAGATTCTTCAATAGGCTGATTTGTAGCGAGTATATTTTCCCATGATGTTACTTCGTTCTCTTGGATCTTCGGCGGCCGGTTCATACGCTTTGTCATGAATGATACGTTCGCCGCAGGATTCAAGCTGTAGTCGTAGTATTCCAGCTCCATTTCCTGCATCAGATCAGGAAGATATGGCAGTGACGGATTCGCTTTTGTCCAGTTCAGCTTGTCGTGTACTTCATCTTCGCTGTCAAGCCTGCATATGAAAGGGAGCTGGCCGTTGTCAGGTATTTCGCCCTCTAAAATTCCGAGAGCTTTATCTTTCATGTCATCGAGAGGGCCACCACGAACGCTGCCGTCTGTAGTGATGTATGTTCTTCTCGGATATTTTTTCTTGCCTGTACCGGTAGTCGCTACATCTATCAGCTGATAGTTCTCGTAAGCGTGGATCTCATCAAAGTCAACCTTACCCGGTCTACCTCCGTCCTTAGTCTTAGCATTTGCTGTGCGAAAACGGAACTTAGAATCAGTGTCCGTGCAAGTGATAAGCTCTTTTGTCCATGTGAAGTGCTTACGCATCACACCCTCATTTGCTTCAAGCACACTGTACACGTCATCCCATGAAGTTCTCGCTTGATCTTCGGCTGTTGCGAATATGTCTATATCATACTTAGGCACACCGTTAGTTTTCGTCAATAAGCAGAAATCTTCATATCCAAGATATCCGTTCTTTCCTGCTCCTCGTCCGACATAGATAAAGAGCAGCGGCCAGCGCAGCCTTTCGTCCTCGGTATAGACACAATTATGAAGAGCAAAGCAGAATTTTTCCCACTCGAAAAGATTGAATGAAAAATACTTTTGATAGCTCAGATATTTATCAAGCTGCTTATTGTCTATTTTTAAATTCTCAGATGCAAACGCCTTTTCCACAAAATCGCACAGGAGATATTGCTCTTTGCAGCATCTGATCTTTCCGGAGCGCACAAGCTTGATGTAATCATCAATCGCCTTACAGTTCGTCATCGTCAGACGTTACACGAACCGTGTCAGTGTCTAAGTTCAGCTGCTTAAGGATTGCAAGCATCGCTTTCTGATTGTCTCGCAGTTCCTTGATAGACGGATTCGGCTTAGTCACTTCTCTTCCTGTGCAGTTCGTTTCCTTTATCAGCACTCCACGTTCCTTAATGTCCTTCCTCAATGCGCTGCACATCTCGTTCATTGCGGTGTAGTCATCGATAAGAGCGATAAAGGCATCAATGTTAGCGTTTTTCGCTCTTAATTGATCGATTAAGGACTTTTTTACACTTTTTCTTGCCATTTTTTCACTCCTTTCAAAAAAATACACTTATTGATTAAAAAACGTGCATAAAATTCATTTTTTGTGCGAAATTTCTCAATTGTCGAC